TTAGTTTTTATTGGCTAATGCTTCATCGATTTGGTTATAAATATTTTGTAGTTCATATTTAGCAACTGACATTTTTGAATAATTCTTAGATTTTAATGCAAGCTTTGCTTTGAAACCATATTTTAATACATTTCTTTTATAATATGGGTCTAAATCTCCTGTAGCTAACACATTAACGTTTAGTTCATTCAATAGCCCTTTTAATTCTTTGGCTAACTTTTGATCGTAATATTCATTTGCTGTGATTTTTTCAACTGTATTAGCTTTAGCAGCATCTTCATATAAACCAATTGCTGATGCAGTTACCCCAACAGCTAATGTAGTAGCGATAATATATTTTTTGATTTTCATAGTTACTTACTCCTTTTCATTTAACTCCTTTTATTATATATCATATATTCAAACATAATTATTAACTTACTATTAAAAGAATATTATCTAAAAATGATTAATAAATTACTTAATCCTGAAAATTTAGCAACTTATTATGGTCTTCAAAGTTATTAATCCTCTAACGGAATATCATCCACAATCACAGTATGATTAGGGTTAGCGTTAGATACATCTTTCACTGCCTTATCTAACTCCTCATCTTCTCCGTCCCATTCACCAATATTAATGAATATAGGTACATTACCGTTTATATCATGCTTATCTGTAAATAGCTTATGGTATTTCCCCAACATATCACGAGCTTTTAAACGATCACTAGGCTTAATAGGCACCTCTATCAGTTCAACATGTTCATTATAGACTAACTGTACTTTGCCACTTTGTGGATTCTCTTTATATTCCCCTCGCTTGACCACAACTTCTTTCGTTTCTGTTTCATCACCGACTGCCGCATTCGTAAGCACATGTAGTAACTCTTTTGCAGTTAATACATTCTCATCTATAATCTTATCTTTTTGTTCTTGAATATATTGCTTAATATGCGGTTTCTTCAATAACCTACACCCTGTCACATGTGCACTATTTGCGCTATAGCCTGCTTTTATGGCACTTTGTGTCACATTAAGTGTTCTAATGTATTCATTCACAAAACGCGCTTGTTTTGCTGTTAACTCACTCATTCTATCACCTCCACAATTTTATCTAATAAGGTTTCATACCATAATCTTACAGATTGTTCTGAACAATCTAAGACACCACTAATATCTTGATAACTACGTCCTTGTATAAGGGAGTCAAAAATATAAAACTCTTTATCGGTTGCCACTTGATCAACGATCATTTCTAAGTGATTCTTTACAATATGATCATCGACATTATCGTCTGTCATCAATTCGTCAGAATTTTCATCACCTATTGAAAAGAATTCATCGGTATTTATTTCATCATCTATCAATGCATCACTTCTAGTTCGCTTATGATAATCACACACGAAGCCTTTTATTTGCTTTTTATCCATTGTTACACCACTTTTACATGTGAAGATTGATGATAAGCATTTACTCGTGCAATCTTGCTATCTTCAATTGCTATATTTCTTTGTTTTTGGCGTACTGAACGTTGTTTAATACTTGCTTGATACAAATCAACCTGTAAGCGTTCAATGACGTTGTAGGGCTTATATCGTCCATTCGAACGCATATATTTTACAATTTTCTTCTTCTCTTTTTCTGTATAATGGTTAAGTATATTTTTCAATAATGCCATATTACTTATAGATCGATTTTTATAGTTTTGTAATCCTGCTTTTGTTTCAATAATTTTGATAACTAGTTTTTCAATTGGATATGAGACAGAGACGACCCCCATTATTTCATCACATGTTGTGGTCGACGCACTCATATGGTACATACTTTCAATTTGGAATTCACACATCTTAATTTTTTTATTAATAAATGCTGGGTTAAATTGCGTTAATAGTTGATACTCAGATAGTTTATTGTCGCCATTACGATAATATAAACAATTCTTCGTTTTAAGCAGTTTCATACGTTCACTCCTATAAAGAGAGCCTACCCAAATTGGATAGGCTATTTTTGATTTAAGCGTTACGGAACACTTCGTTATACTTACTTTGAATGTTAATAATTTCTATATCGCCATCATTATCTTTGATAACTGGTTGCCCGTTATTTTGTAATCCAAACTGTCTTAAAACATTATAGTTATACTCTAATTTTTGATATTCTTCATTATTTCGATATGGATAAATTACCTTTTCTACCAATACATCAAAGTAAGGTTTTAACCTTACATTTTCATCTTCAGTAAGACGACTTTCTATCGCTTTTTTATAGATATTAAGTTCATATACATTAGTGGTTTTAGGATTGGCATTATAAACAAGATTAAATAGTTCTTCTGCATCAATTAAATTTACTTTCGCCTCTATGTCTTGACGTTTCAACATTTCAACTTGTGGATTCTCATATGAAGATTCTTTCTCTTTTTGTTGGATTTCTACTATTTTTTCTTCATGTTCATCTAATAATATTTGTCCTAATTCTTTGAATTTAGATTGTAGGCTCAAAGCCTTATTATCCATTTTATTTTTAATAACATCCATTTTATAGCCTTGTCTAATTAATGATTTCGTTTCTGTTATTAGATCTTCAAAATCTCCTAACAAATTTCTATAACGTCTATCATTAAAATATACATCCCACGTATCACCCGTGATTGTTGTAGTTGTCATTTATAAGTACCTCTTTCTTTAGTTTTTGTTTTACACTTCAATTCGTTTCAAAGCTTCATAGCGTTTCATACTGCCATCAGCTAATTTCTTAATACTTCTCATCGCTTGTTGCTTTTCTTGTTCTGTCGTAATGATGTAATAACCACGTTCACTAGGTTTATAACTGCATCCGATAGGATAGCCATAATCATATACTAATGAATTGATTACTCTTCGTAACCATCGTTCATTGCTTGAATTATATTCATATCCCAATTGATTTAAGATTTTAGTTTTAGTAATATACTTATTGGACGTATTTTTTATCACATTGAAAACTTGCAGGTGTTCGGTGGGTAGATGATACGTCTCTTTTTCTGCGATACTTTGCATTTCTACACCTCTTTCTTTTAATTATTTCATACCTAAATTATACCATTTTTACAGGCCTAAAACAAACTTACGTTCGCTTTATAGCGCGTTTTATCAATTGTTTAGCTTATCATATATAACACTTATAAAATCATGTTATAAACTTAACGTTAGGCTTTTCACATTAACCTAATATAGAACTTAAGTTCGGTAAAATAACACGAACAAACAGCGAACAAACTTAACTTTTAGGCCTATGCCAAAAACACAAACTTTAGCTTGTATTAGCATTAATAAAGTGCGCATACCTTGCACAAACCTTGCCATTTTTTTCAATTCTCAAAGCCTGTATACCTTCCGATTTTAAAAACTAATACCTTTACATAACCTTATTATTTTCAAAGTCATAAAACAGCTTAGTATCAGCGTTTCACACTTTTTTAATTTCACCTATCTCAACCTTTTCATTTCTTCGCACCTTTGTATAACCTTTGTATTTTAAAACTGCTATACCTTGTATAAACCTTGTATAAAATTGTAGTATTTTATTAGGAGCCACACACTACATGTGACTCCTCATAACATTATTTACTCAAGCTATAGTAAGACGCTTTTAGATCATTCAATTTACGTTCTAAAGCCTTGTAATCCTCTTGTGTAGCCATCTCATCTTGTACAAACTCAGTTACTAATTTTAATCCCTCAACTAACTCTGGTGCTGGTTCATTGATTCCCGTAGCTAACTGGTACAACATTTCAACATTCGCTATCACATCAGTATTACTCGATTGAATGCCCTCAAGTGTATCTGTATCAAATCCATTTTCTAGGTACTCAAACACATTACTATTATTTGATTCTGCATAAGTTTCTAGCCCATACATAAAATACTCATCTTCAAATAATTGACTGGCCATCATATCACTAATAGAAAGCTGTTCACCATCATGTAACCCATAACCTACATAATGCCCCTCTATGCTTCTTATAAGCCCCTCAGTGTGCTTAGGTGACGCTAATTCAAATGATTGCCTTACTTTACAATCTTTAATATATACATGACCAAACAACTTACTATTCATCACCACATAACACATATCAAACGGATCATTATATAACTTAAAGCAATACGGTTGTACTTTACTATGTTCTAATAATCCTGTGTAGTACCTTAGTAACGTGCCTGCTCGTGTTTCAAATTGGTTTACAATAGTTTCTATGTTCATATCACTTACTCCTTTTTATATAATTTAAATAACTCTTTAATCTAGCTAGCACTAATTCAAAACTTCCTGAAGCTATAACTTTGTAACTTGTTCTTTTATTTAATTTAGGAATATAACTCTCACGCCATGCAGTCCAAGTGTTATCAATATATTCTAAATAAACCGTTGATAAATAACTTATTGAACAATAGTATATTTCGTTAGATATACCAGTTATTAAACCAATCCTTTGAGCTTGTTCGTCTAAATTGTAATCCTCTTTAACGGCTTGCACTTCTAACAGTCGCCTCCCAATCTCTCTCCGTAAATACATCGCCGTTTTTATTATCTCCAATCAATACACGTAACGGCTCAATATCTACGTTACATTGAATCGCATAACTTACTGCTTTATATAAATCATTGTTCCTATATTCACTTTGACCGTCTATAATGCGTTGATATGCACGTTTTCCTTCTCCACCTTTGCCAACTCTTACGTGACTAAAACTATAATTAGGTAGTGCTCGTCGAATGGAATATGGCTCTAATACTTGTTGTTTGTAATTACCAGCTTTAGAAAATATTCGTTTCTCAAACTCTCCTTGATACTCAGTTACATTGACACCGTTATGAGTGTATATACCTTTAGCTGTTTGACTACCTGCAAGCACAAAATAATTATTGGGATGTGCTTTGATATCAACAGATGGTAAATAACCTATCTTCTGTCCGTATTCGATATTGTCATGCTTTTTGAATATGATATGTTTCCCACCACTTGCCGTTGTCTGTACTAATGTATTTTGTGCATTGGTAACAAGTTCTTCGTAATATGGTATTTGTTTTAAACTCTCAAAACCATTCTTACCATCATCATGATTTACATCAATATCGATACACCATACACCACGTGTTAATACACCCAATACATTTGTTTTATGATAAATATTAGAATGATATTCAATGAATTCATCCTTTATATCTTTATCAGCAAATGAAACAGTTGGCTTTTTGTGATTGTTAAGTGGTATCACTTCAATATTCTTTTTCAATAATTGTTTTGCTACATGATAACCAGTCATTGAACTCCTCCTTTTAAAACTAACCCTTATAGCCATTGTTTTACCTATAACCCTTTATTAAATTTAAATAATTATAGATTACTAAATAAAACTTAGGCTATAAGAGTTAGTGACTGTTATTACAACGATTCATAGGTTATAACAAAGGTTAGCAAGAGTTATTTCTAACCCTAATCATTAATTAATTCTAAAGCCATATTAAAAAGTTCTTTGTTCCCGACTTGATGCACCTTTGTATTAACACCATCAATCCACTTCTGATTATTTATACTAATACCAATCTTTCTCATATCTTCTTTAGCGTTCTTGTAACGTAAACTTGAGTAATCTTGTTCTATCAAGCGTTGTAAAGTTTCATCGCCTGCTAATATAAAGCCCTGTTTTGATAACAATCTGATCATAGTAATTTGAGTTTCAGTCAATTCATCTTCATTAAAATAATACTTGAGCATTACATCCTTAAATTTAAATTCTCTTCCATTTTCTTTTAAATATTCCAAACTCGCTATTAAGAATGACACTGACGCAATAACTGAAATGTTGCCATTAGGTTGTATATAATCCCAATAAGGCTTAAAGATCTGATAACGTTCTTCATCAGTTTCATTTATGGGTCTATCCTTTAGCGATATTTTAACTGTTCGCGTTGTATTGGCTGTAATTTCACCAGTATCGACACTTTCATTTGTATCTAGTATTAATACGGCGTTATTTTTAAATGTAAATGCGTTTCTTCCAATGCCCCGTCCAGAAATTGTTTCACCTGTTGCTATTTTTCTTAATATGCGCATCATTTGTTTAGTGATTTCACCTGTCTCATTAGCATGAGCTATATCTGCACCGTAAAAATTCATCCACTCATTTGCCGATTCAAAACCACCAGAAATAAGGCTATCAAAATTAACTTTGTTCACTGTCATCAATTTTTCAAATGTAGCCATAAACAAACCTTTTCCAGAACGACCAAAATCTTTAAGTAAAAACCACTTTTCTGCTTGTATCAATTTCATTTTTCGATACATTGTATAAGCGTGTGTTAGCATTAAATTGTTTTTACTCTTTTCATTGTCAGTTACTAAATCAAAGAAGTTTCTGGGTATTTCTAAATTGATATCTTTAATATCTACGTCATATTTAATTGAGTAGAGCTCATCACTTTTTAATTTTTGTTCTGTAAGCGTTAAATTTTGGCAATCATATACCCAGTCATTACCTGCAAAGCAATATGGATAAATCTTAAAGTTATGAGTTACATTTAAATGTTCACGGTAAAGCTCTAACATCACATCTAAGAAATCATCAATATAGTACTTGTTATCAACTGGATAGGTTAACGCAAAGTTTGTATTGTCTATCACTTCATACTGGTTATTCTTAACTATAATAAAGCAGTCTAGTTGTTTTGAATAAATGACCCTGTCAGAAATTAGATCAGCTATAAAACGTGCATAGTTATGAAAATGACTAGTTTTAAACGTAGATTGTTTTTCTTCTTCACCATTTTTATCAATAGTCTTGATATTGACGGTTCCATAAACAAGCCCAATTTCTTTTGGTTTTATGGTATAATCTAAAGTAAGATTACTAATATAATCACCTGCAACATTATCTTTTTCTCGGTGATATACATTTCCTTTATTATTAAAAGCTTGTCTATCTGTTGAGATTGATGCAAAGTTTATACGCTTGCTTATCTCTTTTATCCTAGATAGATTAATCGTTGAAACATAATCTAACTTAGAATGAAATTCGAAATGTTTTTTATAAAGTGATACTTCGTCCATGTAGTCATCCTTTCGATATCATTTTATTTTTGTTAATATATTTACTAGTATTTATTTAAATAAATACGTAGTGTCTATGCGTCATCTGATTCTGTCGCCAAACTTACATCAGATGATGCTTTTTCTATTTCATGAAACTTTTGTATAAGTTCACCGAATTCTTTTAAGTACACCTGTAATAACTCAACTGTATGTTCATTTTGTATACGATGTTCTAAATAGCTAGCAGAAAAATTAATATGTTCCTGTTTTGTTTCTAATTCATTTTTGACAAATTTATCTTCAACAAACCAACCATGTTTGATAGCTACATCATTGATTTTTTCTTTTATCACTTCAATATCACACATTAAATCTTTAATTTCCCAATTCATATTTATTCTCCTTTTTCTAATTGAAAATTATTCTTTAATTCTTGTGCGCACCATTTCATTATCAATTCTAAGTGCTTTTCACGACTAACCTCTGAAACCACTTCAATACCATCAACATATTCCGTGTGTTCATAACTTTCAAAATTATTCATGATACTTAACTCGAGTTGATAAACCACGTGTTCTATTACTTCTTTTTGTTCATTATTCATTTTCTAATCCTCCTGTTAAATTACATCCTAAAGTTATTAGCCAAGCATAAACGCTAAAAGCGACATACATGTTAGATATTGCTAGTAATAAAATTGTTAACAATGAAACTAAGCAAATATAAGTTAAGTACATTTTCATTGCCTTGCCTCCTACATCCATTTTTTATGACGTGCCTTCATGTACTCCTCGAATCGTGGAATACTTATAACAATCATTGTTGATGATAACGAGTAATATAAATCATCAACACCTTTAGAATCTTTTTCCCACTCTTTTAAGATGCGATTCACCGAACTGTATGAAATTCCAAAAATACTAGCTAGTGTATTAGGTTTCGCAAACAAAGGATTCACTACAACTTGCTTTGGTTCTGTAATTGTATTTTCTTTTGTTGGTTCTACATGTAATTTTTGAACTTTCATTATTTAACGCTCCTTTCCAAGAAACTAATTTGCTACTTAGATGTAAAAAAAATATCATCTATTGTAATATCTAAGAATCCATATTTTTTTACTTTATCCCTTATCAATAATTTTTCCGCGTCTTTAAAAGGAGTAAAATTCTTTTCCTTTTTTCGATACGCTTGAACAGAAATCGATAAATAATCTGCCATTTCTTGTTGTGTCAAACCCATAAACTTCCTATAGTTACTCACTTTATTAATCATCATATCACCTCTTTGCTACTTATTTGCTACTAGTTTACCACGCTACATTTCTATTTTCAATATAAATTAGAAACTTTTTTGCTACTTATCATATCATTGTGATATATTTATAACTATAAAGTGCATCATTAAAGGGTGAATATATTGAAAATTAATAAAAAAAGAGTAGCTAACAATATACAAAAAATCAGAAAATCACAAGGTTTAACTATGGAACAGTTCGGCAACTTATTTGATGCTCATAAATCTTTAGTTTCAAAATGGGAAAAAGCTATGTCAGCACCCTCACGAGAAAGATTGAAGGAAATAGCTGAATATGGAGGAATGACCCTACCCGAAATACTTGGAATTAGTTTAGAAGAAAGAGTAAAAGAATATTACCTTAATATAATGTACGGTGAATATGATTTATTCTATGGATTTATAGAAAATGACGAAGATTTTTTAAATAATGTAATTAATTATATTTCTGGTTTAAACTTATCAATCGAAAATGTTACACATGAATTAGTTAGAGAAACTATATTGTCTCTAATTTCGCAAAAACAATCAAATTTAAGCGATTTGGAAACATATAGAATAAACGAGTTCTCGAGAATTATATCGGATCAAAGAAAACTGTTTAATGAGTTAGCAATAAAACTTAATATTAAAGAATACGATCCAAACCCTGAAATGTTAATACAAGCTCTTTCGGATTTAGATTCATTAAAAATTAATATTTATTCCATAACAGAAAGATTAGAGACCTATTTAACTAAAGATATTGAAGATATGATTAATGAGAGAATAGAGAAAGTGAAAAACGAATATGATGTAGATTACGATAGTTATATCTAGTTATTAATATTGAAATATAACCCTACGTGTCTTTGTACACGTACGTCTTATTTTAAGGTTGTGAGATACATAGTAAAAAAATGATTCAACCAATATACTCAAGGAGTGATTAATTGAATGTATTAATCGAATATTTAAAAAGCTTGAACTTGCCAATTTGGATAATTATTAGCATTTTTACAATTTATTATTTATTAAAGTTTTCTTTCTCTTTTTTTAATAACTTTAGTGTTTTTGAAATAATTAAAAAAACATTTTCAAAAGCGAAGAAAAACTTAATTATACTTACTTCAATATTGCTTTTGACACTTGCTGTTACTATCGTCAATTATCTGTTTTTAAATCTGGCAATTCATAATCAGGAGCACTTATATAAGTATTTATCCTTTTATTTATTTGTATTTTTGGTTTGTTTAATTCTGCTTGCTATCACATTATCCTTTTCAACCTATCAACTTGCCAAAATATCAAATAACCTAACTCAAAAGTTTAAATATGATTATAAATTGAATAAAAAAATAGCCATTAAGGAAAACGCACTAATTAATAAACTTTCTATTGATTTTAATGATTCTGTACATCTAAATAGACCAACTATATACACTGATTCGAAGGCAAAGGAAAAAATCAGTATAAAAGTTATTAAAAAAACGAAAAAAAGAAATTTTAAACTTATACCTTTAACTAGATTTTATCTAACTATATTTTACTCACTATTTTTCTTATCTATACTTTTTAATTCATTTTTAATATGCGTCATCATTAGTACAAAATTCGAATATTTACTTTTTACTATATATGCGTTAGTTATAACTATTTTTATCACTCAATGCATATCAATGTTTAAACTGATTGATAACATGTATAACTATGATCATTTAAAGCACTATAAAGAAAAAAATGATGAAGATGACAAGGAGGGATGACAAATGTGGGTTCGTGAAATCACCAAAAACAATAGTACGGCCTATCGCTATTTAGAGCGCTATACAGACCCTTTAACTGGCAAGTATAAAACAGTATCAGTTACACGTAACAAGAATAATGTACGTAGCCAAAAGGACGCTCAATTAGAATTAAATAAAATAATTGAACAACGTTTGAAACATTACAGTACGAAACAACTTGAAAACTTAACGTTCCATGATGCGTGCGATGAATGGTTAGAGCATTACAAGACACATTCAGGCTCAAAACCAACCACTATTAAAGAAAAGAAAAGTAATACTAATACAGTTAAAAATGCTATTGATAGCAAAGTACTCATCAGCAAGATTACGCACACCTACTTACAAAACATCATTAATGAATGGGCTAAATCACATAGTATTGGCCATGTTCAATCTCTTGTTATTGTTATTCGTTCCGTTTTCAAATATGCGTTTAAATATTATGATCTTCACGATATTAGTGTGTTAGATAAAATAGATATACCTAAGAAAGCCAAAACCAGAAACGAACTTCAAGCTAAACGTAATAACTATTTAGAAGATAGCGAAGTAAAGGAGTTACTTCAATGCTTCGACTATCTAATTAAACATAAGCGTCATGCTACACGTAAACGTAACTATGAAATGGTAAAAGCATTAGTAGAATTTCAAATTAACAATGGAATGCGCATTGGCGAACTCCTAGCAATCAAGACAGACAATATAGATATTGAGAATAAAACACTAGAGATTGATGGCACAATCAACTGGGTTACTGATACAGAAACTGGAGCATTTGGCGTTAAAGAAACAACTAAGACAAGTAAGAGTTATCGAACAATAGGCCTCACAACTCAAAGTATTAATTTACTTAAAAAGCTCATGCTAGAAAATAAAAAAGAAAATCAGTGGAATGCTAAATTCATAGATAGAGGTTATATATTCACCAACACTGCTGGTAGCCCTATTGACTTAAATAAGGTGAATAATATTATTAAAGAAGCAACAGATATAAGTTCAATTAACAAACGTGTGACAACGCACACATTACGTCATACACATATATCTACACTTGCTCAGTTAGGAATAAACCTAAAAGCGATACAAGATAGAGTTGGTCACAGTGATTATAAAACAACTTTAGAGATATACACCCATGTTACTGATCAGATGGCTAAAGATATGATGAATAAACTAGAAAATATAAGCAGTTAAATAAAAAGAATGGGGTTAAATAAATGTCATATGAAATGTTTGATGAAGCGAATGATATATACAAAACTTTATTCGATTCTGGTAAAGACCGTTTTAAAGGATTACCATACTGGCATCGATCAAAGTCTAATTGGTTATTCAAAGAATATAACGGAAAAATTAGCAATACATATAATAGCTACAAACGGGGAACAATAATTTATGTCGATTTTGGAATTAATGTGGGGAGTGAAATTTCTGGTGGGCATTTTGCTATTGTTCTAAATAAAAACGATAACAAAAAGAGTAGTATGCTTAACGTTATCCCTTTATCTTCTAAGGATAAAAAATATTATCTCTCAATAGATAAAACTGTATTTGAAAATGCTAGTAATAGACTTAAACAATCATTAGACGATTGCCAAAAAAACATTAGCAAAATCACCTCAAAAATAGAAAAATTGCAATCCGAATACAAAGAACTGTACAAAAGTACTAAAGAAGGTATAAACGCAATAAGAGATAAAAATAGTGATACAGAGATTACCATAAGTGATTTAGAGAAAAATATAGAAGAATTAAAAGTAAATATAAAATCCGAAGAAAAATTATCAAAAGAAATTGAAAATAATAAGAATATGATTGAAAAAGTTTACCTCAAATATTCAAAATACGACAAACAAACTTTTGCATGCTATAAATCACTTCATTCTATAAGTAAACTTAAGGTTCGCAGAATAAATAAATATGATCCTTCTGGAAAAATGAAGGTTGATAATAGCACTCTAGAGAAATTAGATAAAAAAATCCTTGAAGAATTTACTAACATTAAGATTGACTAA